ATATCCTTGTGCTCGAATGTATGCATTAGGTCTCCGGTAGTGGCACGAACCCGAGTCTCAAAGCGAGATCTCGAAGCCCTTCCTCATCATCCTCATACCCTTCAACAATGAAGGTGGCTTCCATGATCTCCTCCCAATCATCAGGGAGCCCATCAAGGTCATCGGCTACGTGCTCGTCTTCGTAGCAATGGTTTTCATCCCAATAGGTTTTGGGAACCACAGCAATGTAAACCGGAGCTCCTCCTATAACCTCTTGGGGATTTGATTCTCTGCCTACCTCAAAGTAGTAATCGCTAGGTGCAGGCATTGATCAGGCCTCCTTCCAAGTTACACCCCTTACAATGAACGAAATAGCGGGTTGACTGACATGATACACTTTTGCCAAGGTGGATTGTTTGATCTTGGCCGTATGATAGAGATATCGGATCCTCCTAACCTTTGCGAGGGTTAGTTTGAACCCCATAAAACTACCCATTGCACCACGTTCTGCCCTGCTCTTAATCCCTTCAAAAAGAGTCCCTGGCTTCAAGTGAGCCGGATTACAACAAGCCCTATTCCTACAAGTTTGCTTGACACACGTTCCGTGATGGGTATTGGGGTTATTTGGTATCTCGGATATAGACCCATAAGCTAAGATGTAAGCGTACCGGTGGGCAAAGTAGCTAACCCCTTTCCTACAACACATTCCAAAACCACGCTTGGTAGGTTTCCTCCATAACCAACAATCGTTAGGGCCTCGAATTCTGACTTTGGCCCAAAAAAGAGGGTCGGAGTCGAGAAAGTTCTTTATTAGATGGGGCACTTTATGCAGCGGTTGGCTCCCGCCGCCCCTCCCTGATCTCCGTTGAAGTGATGTCGAAGTTCCCTCGGATGCCGCGACAAGGAAGGTTATCTGGGTACTCGAAATCTTCCAATCGCTTGACCTCTCCCCCAATCCTTCGGTCGACAACCACTAGGGTTGAACCATTGTCTCTGAGAACCTTCGCCTGCTGTTCAATAGTGATGCCCCATCGCTTGCAATCAAAGAGCATCTCGAAATTGTCGGCACCCATCAGAATGTCCACCCCAGGATAATTTACGGCCTTGTCAATGTAGTAGGGGGAACCCCACGTAAAGAGGACATTGCGGCCCTGGAGTAGCTTGGCTCGTTGAAGTAACTGCCAGCTCTTGATTGGCTCCTTGTGAGGGGGAGTCCCTTCAATGGAGAAGGTTACTGGGCCCCCGTTATCCGCATAGTAGTTGTCAGCCATCCCAAGATGCCCAAAGTGTGGTGGGTTGAAAGAACCCGGGAGGATAGCCCCACGTTGTCTGTACTCCTTGAGCGGGAAGTTCTTGAGTCTTCCCCCAGAACTCGAGAAGTAGGGCCTCAGTTTGATTCTCTCATCCGCGAGCTCATCAGCCCTACCGCTGATGAACTGTTCAATGCAACCCTCGGGAAGATCCACCCCTAGGGACTTACCTCCAACAGTCGTCTTGATGGCACTCACAAGTAGACGATCACAGATCTGACCGTCCAGGATCCTCCGATCCGCTCCAGAGTCCTTGACTAACCTGACATAGGTCATGGTCGCCTTGTGCTCTTGGAAGGTCGCTACGAAGACCCTGTGGTCTCCCCGGTGAGAATCAGTGCTGGCAGTGACCGCCACTAACCCAATCCCAATAGCTGGGTACTTCTTGTATTGGTAGGCCCTGTAAAAGGCCTCCATGGCGAAGTCCATGGCCGCCCCCTCATTACAGTAACCATCCGGAGTGAACCCAAGGAAGTCATCAATCTCCTCCTTGGCGTAAGGAATGTAGCAACCAGCTAGAACATTTGAGATACCAGGGATATCCCAAATGTGTGGGTAAACCCCGATCCCACCCATGCCGGCAATGCAAAGTCTAACATCATGGCTGGGGAGAAACGAGAGTGAGTCAAGGGGTGCTAAGATCATGGTATTGCGAACTTTCGAAAGGCTGGTTTACCGACCAATTCCTTCATCAGGTTGTCGAAGGCCTCATGCAAGTCATCAGCCTTGGAGGGCCGCATTGTACGTTGAGGGTTGAGACAGAGATCAAACAGACTTCGGATCTCTACCGGGACGGTATCCGGCATCTCGTTGGTCTTCACATCGCCCCCGAGAATAGCGATCATGCACTTGACTGCCATGTAGATGTCAGTCCCCTCTCCGGCCTCCTTCCTTTCAAATACCTCAGGAGGGTAGTAATCAGCATACTCAGTAACAAAAGCGCTAATCCTGTTGGGGATTATTGAATCAGTTGGATCCGGTTCGCCTACGGGTCTACTCCTACGAGGAATGGCTAATGAGAGGTGAGCGTAATTCCTAGTTGGTACCGAATAGCACCAGTCGATGATTTTGGCCCCGTGGTTCTGACCATTCAAGAGAACATGCGGTGGAAGAATAGCTCCGTGAAGAATCCCGTTCTGATGTGCCCACCACAGTCCAACAAGAGTTCGTTTGAACATCCAAGCCATATCCCGATAGTCGATCCCCTGTGGGAATGCCCTGAGGATATCCACAAAGCTGAAGCTATCCGAGATCAGGGACATGACGTGGGCAGGGCGATCATCATGTGTTCGATAGCTGGCGTAACTTGTAGGATAGTACTGATTGAAGGTGCTCTGATTCGGGTTCGTAGCTGGCAATCTCTTGAGTACTACGACCTCACGTTCCACTAGATCAATGTTACTACGGTCGTTGCAAACTTTGACCATGACCGGGACTTCAATCCCGTCATCATCCTCTAAGATGTGATCGAATCGAGTTTTCGGCCCCGTGTGTACCGGGGTCGCTGCCGTAGGAGTGGGATCCTTATAGATTCCAGCGAATAAGTCACAGAGGTCTCCCTCTGCGGTCTTTGCCCCGAAGGTCACACTCTTGCCATCACCTAGGTCTACCGTCGGCATACGACCTCTTTGTCTTCCGCTGTCGGGCCATATGAGAAAATGGTTATGGGTGCTCTCATGGTCTTTGAAATACCGGATATTAGACGATCTATGTTTGGAAGGATACTGAAAACTGGACTAACAACTGAAAGAATCGGAAAGTAGTCCTCCCCTTCGTCTTCGGCGAACTTCTTCATCTCGAGGTATTGACTGTAACTTAGGCCAAACATCCGATAGCAGTCGGATCCCATGAAGTTGTGTCCCAGGCAGACCTTCTGAGGCCCTTGGACTTGGTCTAGGTGGTTCAAAGCTACCTCGTCCACGTTGCCCAAGGTCTCGCGAGCATATCTCAGTAGGCAGAAGTCGAGATGGCCTACCCGGAAGATCCCCTGCCAATCTCTCGTAGAATTGTGGTCGATGACCTTGGCTCCCTTGTCCTCAGATGGGAATGGGCCTGTCCCGTGCCGCGTGAGATAGGTTCGAGTGACCCCCATCCGAGTCACTTTCCCAGAGAAGCCCTTGAGTAGCTCAAGGGCGTTGCCAAAGGTACAGTTACTCCACGTCGTATGAGGATGGAATCCCCAATCCTCATCCAAGAGAAACCCCTGAGCTCCTTCGAAGATAACAGTCCCCGACTCTAAGGCCGCATCTAGGTAGTCCTGGTTTACGATTCGAACTCCGCGGTGATCAAACAGGTCGTTGTAAGTGTCCAGACATTGTTCGACTACGACCTTGTCCTCAAGGATTTCATATTCAACTAGGAGTTTCTTGTACAAGTTCTCGGGGATCTCCACTGGAATATCCGACATGAGCAGGTTGGCCTCATTCAGCTTTTCCAACCGAACTGCCTCAAGCTTTGACCTAACCTCGGAAGGGTTCCCCAAGTCTTTCACCCTCAGAGCCCCTGCTGGGTCTTGTAGCGCGTCGGCGACCGTCTCCCCGATGCCAACCCCACAGGAGCCGTGACGGCCCGTACCGGTCTTCTTATAGGTCAACAGGATGCTTCGGTGCAGCTCCCGGAACCGGTTGGCTGCTACGTGGAAGGGGGTGGTAACCAGGGCGCCGCCGTCAATGGCCAGCCTCTGGTAAGCATCAGTAACCCCCAGAGAACTTAGGTGTTCCTCCTCGTATTGGAGGAAGGTTGGGTTCACAATCATGTAGCGGCTGAGGTAGGTCTCAGCCCCAGCAAAGGTTCCCGATCCCCACTGGGAGAAACAGTGGTGCCGGCCGTCGGCGGTCACTACATTATGACCGGCCTGGTGGCCGCCATTGAACCGGACGACCAACCTAGATTGGTGTTTACGAACCAGAAAGTCAGTGGTTGATCCTTTCCCGCAATCCCCGAACCCTAAGCCAACCACGATCACTACTTCGGACATAAGATACAGATAAGGCCGGGGATGTTGGTTCACCCCGGCCTCTCCTTGTGTGTAATTACAGACGCTGAACCTTTGGAAGTGTTCCGGGGTCAAACCCCCGAGCCTTCGCTAGGTCGACCAGTGAGATTGCTATCCGATCAGCAGAGACTGTCGAGACTCCTGTGGCCGTAAGAGCCGCTTTGGCTCCATCAACGGTCACAACCTTCTCGCACACACCCATTGTGGTAGCAATGAGCTCACAAACTTCGTTCTCATTCTGTAGAATGATAACATTCTCGGGCCCAAGTAGGCTCTTCCAGTCATTCTGAATCCGTACGTCACGCCCGTGATTCGTGTGCTGGGGCATGATGTAGAAGAGGTTGTACCGCTCCTGACACTCTTTGATGATGTCAGCAACTGGGATCTTATCCACCTCCATCTTGTACCCTAGCAGGGTTTCAACCGAGGCCCGGGTAACGAACTTGTGAGTGTACTCGTCACCGAGGATGAACAGGTACCCTTTCTTCTGGCGCTTAGTCCAGCAGTCGAGGGTCGTATGGCGAGCAAAGAAGTAGATCCCATTTTGGTAGGACTCACCATTATTGCCACCACCGTTGCCTTCTAGCCAGAAGTGTTCGATGTCCTCGTCCATTCGATTGTCGCTCTCGAATTGACCGAGCTGGAGAGAACCACGATCCGAGAACTCGTCACCTATCGCTCCCATTAGGATTTGGGTATCTGGGACACCGATCTTCCCAATGAGGGCGTGTAGCTTCGGAAGCTTCTGTTGAACAATCTTGGGTACCTCCTCCATCGACCCGGTGACATCCAACAAGATCCCAACCGCTATGGAATTTGGGTGTTCCAGCGAATCACACGATTCACGCATTTTGACCCCCTTCGGGTTCAATCTGGCGTGAACAGTCTGCTCTTCAATAGGCTTCGACCTCTGTGCATCATGGTGGGCAAAGGTAGATTGCCCAGTTTGTTGTCGTACTTTGCTCCGTTGGTCATAGAAATCATGACTCCAATTACCGCCGCCCATAGGGCACCTCTACTTTCTTAACTCGCTACTACACCAGAACTCGTTGGTTTTTGAGTATAATCTACATCTTCATTTAGAATTCGTTCGAACCGGGTGGGTGGTTTGTCCGATTCTTTGGGGGCGACTTGGGGGAGGGGCTCCGCAGGCTTTGACTTATCTCTGAGTTCTAACTCACGTTTTCTCTGCTCATAGTAAGCTTCACCCAAGTCGGTTGCGCCCATAAAACCACTCTTTTACACCCGCGGAAGGTTCTTTTCCGAGTTAGCTCGTACTTCAGAGAAAGAAAAGTCGCTTAGGACTTTTCCATCTTCAAAGACAGTTACCATTTGGCTATTGTTCTTAGCAGTACCGAAGGGCACCGACTTGAATTCACCCTTTTCAAGGATGAGATCCAACTTGCCGGACTTCGAAGTTTTCCCCGGATCAGTAATCGGATCCTTGAAGACAGGGATGACCTCGCCGCCGGTAGTGGTAATCTCCGAGCACTTGAGGGCGAACTTCTGAGTGTCTCGATTAACTTGTTGCATCAAACCGCCGCCCATACCGAAGGCCAAGTTCGACGCTGAGTACTTATTCGCGAGAACTACTCTCAGAATTTCAGCCATCGAATCGATATTGATGCCGTCACCCTGTATTAGCCTGAAGTATGGGGGTAGCACCTTGTACCCTTTGAAGTTCTTGGTCATCCCAAGCTTTCGCTCAAGGGCTTGCAAGCACTTCAGCACTACCTCGGGTGGATTACCCGAGTCAGGTCGAATTACGATACAGCCGCCCGAAGTCTTGACCTCGTCGAGTAAATCTTCACACCACATATTCTCGATAGCATTGTAAATATTGTAGCTATCCGAGACACAGGCCACGATTCGACCCGGCTTGCAGAACTTCTTGACCATGTTTCGATAGGCAAGGATCTCACGTTCCTTACCCCACGAGGTGATACTGGAGTGTTCAGCGGCCGCAATCGAATTACCGGCCATGTGTTCTCCGTAGTAATCACGAGCGAACATGATCCCTTCCACAGTATCCGAACCGCGGAAGTTAACGAGATGGGACATGCCTCCGATACCCGCTGCCTCGTGGCAAGTAGCCCCTCGGCCACCGAAGTCATGAAGCTTGTAATAGATCTCCGCCCAAGCATCATTAGCGGACTCCATCAAGGCTTCAAGGATGATCTTCTTGCAGTAGTAGCTGAGAGTCGCTACTGTAGTCCCGTACCAACTTCCACGAACAACTTGGGTCTCCAACCAGCTAGCTGCCCAAAACGTTTCAGGGCCGCCGGTGCTCTCGAGAGACAAGAGCATGTTCCTGGTCGGAACTTCGGTTCCTTCCTTGACGGTCTTGATCCGTACTGGCCAGAAACCCCCGTTGTCCACTATTTTACGGAACCCCATCTCGGGGAAGTAGGCTGGATCATCCGTCCCAAAGTGGCCAATGAAGAACTCCTTGGCTTCATCCACGTGGGCATGAGTGATCGGAAGGGTCAGGTACTCCTTGTTTAGGTACTGCTGGCCTATGTAGATCGTGGTACCGAATTGACCACCACGCGATTCCAAGTGGTCGAACATCGAGGCAGTACCTGGAGGGTACTGCTGAGGGTGTGTGCTCTTGTAGCTGTCAACTAGTAATATTGGATTGATTCGCATGGTGTCCTCACATCTCAAAGTTGAATCCGTTACTTATTGCTAGGTCGTACTTTTTTTGGTCAAATTTGTAAAGTTGTGCAGGCCTGCCTAGCTTAGGGTGAACTGCCCCTCCAACCCTAACTAGAATGCCCATGAGAAGGATTCGGCGTCTGAAGTTACCCTTATCAAGCTTCTTCTGAAGAATCGCTTCGTATAGCTGTTGCAACTGTCCAAGGGTGAACGTAGTTGGTAGCAAGTTGAAACCTATTGGAGCGTATCGAATTTTCCCTTGAAGTCGGTTAAGGGCTATCTCTAGGATTCGCTTATGGTCAAAAGCCAATCTCATTCGACTCAGCTTATTAACTGAAGTCCAGACAGCCAAATCTGCATCATCCCCACCAACGATGTCCTCGTAGTCGGTTTTTCGAACTAAGGCGAAATAAGCAACTGAAACTACCCTCCCTCGTGGATCACGAAAGGGCTCCCCAAAAGTGTAGAGTTGTTCTAGGTACTCGAAACGGGCGCCTGTTTCCTCCTCTACCTCACGTACAACAGCTGCTTCTAAGCTCTCGTTATCTCCAATATTGACATAACCACCTGGAATTGCCCAGTGATACTTGAAAGGATCTCCAGCCCGTCGAATTAGAAGAACCTTGAGGGGATTGCCCTCGTCATTCGGGTCAAAGCCGAATACAATTCCGTCTACAGTAAGGGCCGCCATCGGCCAATCATAAACAAACTTCTTCTTTTCAGAAGTCACTTGATCCCCAAGAACTTCTTAGTAACTGATTTAGCCTCAGCCATAGAGATCTTTCTGTGTGAAACAGTTCTGTTGAGCTTTGGCCTGAAGTACACAATACATGACATTTCCAGAAGGTTCAGGTCATCCTCAGGGTCAACTCTTCGTATGAAAACTTGGTCGAACTCTTTTGCCTTATGCCTGATTATAGCTGAGTGGACGCTATTCGATTGACCTATATACATCAACTCCCCTGATAAGAATAGGAAATAAACTACTGAGGTTCGATGTACCTCAACTTCCTCAAGGAACTCAACTTCAACCTCCTCGGTCACTATCTTCCGGATAATCTTCATGTGACCGATTACTTATAGTAGGAGTGACCAGAAGTCAAGGTACAAATGAATATTTATGTAACCATCCGTAATCACTATAGTTTATAGATGGTTCCTCGCAAATTTGAAGCTAACGGTGTATTGATGGCTAGTGACACGGAAGATCTTGGGTACGTCGGTTAGGTTCGTTCAAGAAATACTGAACCACGAACATCAAGATTGGATCCGCAGCGATGATTCAAAGACCAGTAGCTGGGGGTTCGAATGCCGAATCTGCGGGAATAGCTATTTGATCGCCCTAGCCGTATTTCGATTCTCGGGGGGCGACCGCTACTCGAATGCTCTCCGGGAATGCGTTCGGGATCCAAGAGGACACGACTTCTTAGAAACTATTCTGAAGTTTCCCTGCTCATATTGTGGGATTTCAGAGGGTGTTCGTATCGAGTGTTGCCAAACCAACTACGATAATTCTCGTGTTAGAACTCGATTCGAGCGAATCTTAGAACCGGAGCCGGAAGACCCGAATATTGATCCAGCCTTGTGTCGAGAATGCTCTGAAGAATACCATAGCTATTGGTCTGATATGTGGAAAGAGTACCAAAACAGCGTAATGTGAGGAACCTATGAAAGAGCTCAGATACTTCACCTGTGTAACCGTGGATGACGCCACTTGGTCGGTAGTCGCGGAAGACCATCGACCTCGCCTGGATGTTCGCTTCTTCGGACTCAGACGGGAAATAGAGGGCAGACCCGAAGAGGAGGAAGAGGTCACTCAGGTCAAGGACCCAAATTATGTTGAATTATTCAAAGAGATCAACGATCAACCCTCTGGATCGTTCTCCTTTAGAATCTTCAAACTCACCCAAGCGGAATGGGCTTGGCTGCGCGGAGTGATCCACAGCCTGATGTGCGAGTGCCCGAACCCAGTACCAGTCGAAGCTACCCTAATCGGAACGTCACGTGCGATGTGAGTTCGTTCATCATGGAGTCAACCTGGCCCCAAAGGTCTTCAAGGGTTGACTTGTTGTTCAGAACCCAGTCGAAGTCATCATCGTGCAAACCAAGTAGGTCGTTCTCGCTCTTGTGAGTGGGGGCGACCTTGAGTTTTTTAACCTTCCGCTTGATCCGGACAAGCTTCCCTCCAGCTTGTCGAACAGCCTCGGCTTCATTCTGGTACCTTAGGTCTGTTATTACTACGTTGGTGGGTGGCTCCCCAATACGTTTGGGCAGAAAAGGAGCTCCATATTCATAGAGCCCTCGCTTCTGGTCATACCCATACTTCCCGGAGGCTATCTTGTTGGCTGCACGGGTAGCGTACTCAGCCCAAATATTCTCATAGCATTCGTTTCGACCCCAACCATCACCAAGGGTTTGGAGCGCTAGTCTAGGGGTTAGACAGGCCTGCACTGTAGAACCATCAGGAAGCGTATCTACTAACCTGCTACCATGGTATGTCCGAGGGTAGCGAGAATCCCCCTTGTTCCGATTCTCACTCGGGCCCCACAGTTGATCATCTGTGAAATCAAACACATCCTGCAGGATGCGCTTGAGAGGATCAGCAAAAGACATGGGTACAAACCCATGCTTAACTACCAATTGCTTGGCAGCCTCATCCTTACCAGCACCGGCGCTACCTCTCTTACGAGAGAGACAGTTGAGCCAACCTTCCTCAGTGGTGAGACCCGAGATTGCTATCAGCATGTACCCGGACTACACCGAGTAAGGGCCTGGGCCTTCGTTAGAGTTTAGCATAGCCCAAAGGATCATACCCATTGTTGACCAGTCTACAATGGGAACCCAACCACGCCCCATTTCTGGAGCTGTAACTAGTTGTCCAAGCTTAATGACCTCCACATAGGTCTTCTCGGTATCAGCTTCAATGCCGAAAGTTTCTCCGGAATTGGCAATAGCTACCAGCTTGTCTCGTTCAGATTTGGTGATCCTTGCATAGAACAACGTGCTTGTGTGAGCTGAGAGGGTTCCTGCCAACTGAGCAGTACCAAGCTCCTTGAGCCGAGTTGGATCAAGAGTGAAAGAGGTTTCCTCGTGGAGCTCTTCAAGAGCCACTCGCCGAGTCTCTCCTTTGTCTTCCTTGGCACTTCCGCCGGGAAGCTCAATGATGTACCCTGAGTCAGTCCTAGCTGAACTCCTGAACTCCTTCACCAGAAGTACCTCAGTATCCCATAGGTAGCTGGAACCCTCTTCTTCGGGACGATAAAGTAGAACTACCGAGGAAATATCAGTCCTTGATAGAACGAACTCATTTGTCTTGGCCCTTTGTTCGGCCTCAATCCACACATTGACGTGAAGGCACCAGAAGAATACCTTGTCCCGTTGCTGTCCCAAACGGAACGTCCAAAGAACCCTGGCACTATCGAGGCGGTTACCGGCTTTCTTCTGGGACTCGAGCCACCGCTGGAAGGTTGGGTGCTTCCAGACAAGAAGAGGTACCTGAGCCTCGCCACCGGTTCGGAGAGCGCCTTCACCAAGGGTCTTGACCGCATCCTCGAGAGTAGTGTCCAGTGTCGAGTAGTTGGCAACCTTCAACTTGGTTGCCATGTGCTGGAGGTAACTGACCTTCTCCGCTTCGGGAGGGGTACCAAGAATTGCCTTCCCAGTATCAGCCCAAAGTCCGAATTCGATGTTGGTAGTCAGACCCATCATAGTGGTGAGGTTGCGGGGGATCCAAAATACAATGCAATCAGCCTGATTGAGTGCGTTGGTTTCCCACTCGACCTGATCGACGTAATCTCCAAAAACCTTCCCATCACGAGGTTCTGGTACGAACACATGACCATCAAAGCCAAGGCCCTCTAAGATCTTTAGTGCTTCAGGGCGCCAACTCG